GGTCTGACCCGGCTGGGTCTGGGTGATCGGCACGCCGCGAATGATGACACCGCGCGAGAAGCCGGTGGGGTAGTTTGAGGCAACCATAGGGAATCTCCTCTGAACCGCGATGCGATCCGAGCTGGAAGTTTCAGAGTTTGATGAAGGGGGTGGGGCGACCCGTTAGAGCCGCCCCTGACGGGCCTACGCGCCCGCGCCGTTACTGTAGACGCCCCGGAAGTCGGTCCAGCCGAACGAGTAGCGCTCGTAGCCTTTATACTTCAGGTTCGAGGTGTCGAAGTCGTTGTCCTGAGCGAACTCAGGGGCTTCGCGCTCGAAGTGGCGCATGCCTTCCGGCACGTCCGTCTTGACGAAGAACGCGTCGGGGTCGTCGAAGTAGTGGTTGACCTTGGCGCCCTCCGAGAACATGCCCATCGAACGCAGGGCGTTGATCGCGTTGTTGGCGCTGTCGTTCTGGCCGACCGACTTCAGAACCCGCGCCGCCTCGAACATCAGGGCCGTGGGGATCAGCAGCTTGGACGGTTGCAGAGCGATCTTCAGGCCGCTCTCATCGACGGCGTTGCAGATCTGAACGCACAGATCCTCCAGAGCCGATTCCGAGAAGTCCGCCGCCGTGGTCAGGCGGTTGGACTGGTTGCCCGAATAGGTCGGGTGGTCGGTGACGCACAGAGCCTTGCCGTCGCCGCCGACGTAGTTGGTGTCGTGGGCGCGGTTGTAGACGTTGGCGGCAACGGTTTCCTTCGTTTGACGGAAGGAGCGGGCCAGCATCTTCATGGCCTTTAGGGCTTTGCCCTTATACTGGTTGTCAGCCAGCGCTTCGCGGGTCAGCATGAAGCCCAGCGAGTAGGCGGCATGCGTATAGCGCGAGGTGATGCCCTGGCTGGTCGAGTCGTAGACCGTCGCGGCGCCCTCGGACTTGCGCGGAGCAAGGCCCAGGCCACGCAGGAGCTGGTCTTCCTCGTATTGCTTGTCCGAAGACGAGGTGTCGAACAGCTCTTTGTATTCGACCGGATGGTCTTTGTATTCGCCCCAGATGGCGTGAAGGCCAGGCCACAGGAGCTTGGCAATGTTGCCGGTGTTGACAGCAGACATGGCTTAGACCCCTGCGGTTTGGTTGACGTAGATGTGGTTGTTCAGGCGAACAAGCCACTTGGCGTTTTCACCCACGGCGTTGTTCTCACGCGGCGACAGGCCGATGATCTTCAGGTCGAGGGTATTGGTGGTGTCTTCACCGGCGTTGTTCAGCTCGACGCCAGAATAGCCGGTCACGGTCGAGCCGGAGCCGACCACGAACGGCGTGTTGAGGCCGATGGCGGCGGCGGTCAGGGCAGTGCCGCCCGAAACCTCCTGGATCTCGAACAGCGCGTTGGGATCGTCAACCACCAGCAGGCGGCGAACGGTCGAAGCGGCGCGGTACGGGAGCGATGTTGCCACGTCTGCCAGAACGCCGATGACCACGCCAACCACGACGTTGGTCGTAGCGGCTTGAGCGACGTCGGTGTAGGTCTGGCCGTTGACGATCTGCGCGGTGCCGGCCAGCTTCACGGGATCGCCGATGAAGATGGCCGTCGCGTCGCCGGAAGCGGTCGTGTAGACCCGAGCGCCGCCAGTGTAAGCGCCGCCATAGGCATTAGACACGGGCTGAAGCCCGCGAACGATATCAGGATTAGCCATTGAGGCCTCCTATTGGGCCTTAGCCCGAGTGTCGGATTGTGCTCTGGCCGGGCTGGTAGACGCCGGGGACCTGCCCCGTCGTGTCGGCCGAGCGGCGGATAGCTTCTTCGAAGGGCTTGCGGCCCTCCTCTTTGTCTTCAAGGCCGATCTGGTATTCCCCGATCGGGGTCTCCATCAGGACGGTCTGAAACGGCTTGCCGTTCTCGTCCTTGCCAGCGTGTCGAGAGATACGGGTGCCCTGGCCTTCGGTGCGTGCGCTTCCTTCGCCTGCACGTTCGTTGACCATGGTGTAGCCCAGCTCTTCGAGGCGCTGGATGCGTGCAGGATCGTCGTTGACGAAGCGGCGAACGAAGCCGGCACGTTGCGGGGCGTCGAGCTTGAGGGCGAACCCTCCAGTCGATCCGCGACGGCGGCGGCCTGAGCGTGGCGTGGCGTCGGTCTCTGCGACGGTGACGGGCTCAGGGTTCTTGCGGGGACGGCCACCACGGTTGACGGGGGCGGTCTCGATGTTCGCGTCTTCGGTCATGCGAAGTATTCCTTCACGTACTTTTCTTTGCTGAAGCCTTTGATGTCGCGGACGAATTCGTCGCACATCTTCTTGGCTTCGGCGGGAAGGTCGGCGTAGCTCTTGCCGGTGCTCTTGGGGCCGGCCCCGACGCCCTCGACAGCCGCTGCTTGCGTGCGCCGGGGGTTGGTGAACTTCTCGGGGAAGTCGGCCTTGATGCGCTTGACGACCTCGGCTCGCTGCTTAACGGGGTCCTTGAAATCGTTCTTGATCTCTTCGGCGATCCCGATAGCGGCGGCGCGAAGGCCCTTGTCCTTGTCGAACCAGGGGTTTTCGGCCTTCCACGACTCGAACAGGTCTTCGTCGTCAGTCTCGTCCGCCTTGGGCTTTGCCACTTCCTTCTCAAGGGCCACCATTTCCTTGGTGATTTCCTTGACGGCGGCGTGGTCATTGGCCTCAACGGCTTCAGCTTGCCGGGCCTCCAGATCCGCTAGCGCACGCTCATAAGCGCGGGCTTCAGTCCTGGAGTGGTGATCGGCGAACTTTTCGAGGGTCTTTTCCAGACGCTGGACTTGCTTTTCCAGCTTGGAATTTGCGGCCTTCATGATGGGGAGAACCTCCTCACCACGACGGACGAATTCAGAGGCGTCGATGAAGTCCTTCTCGTCGCCTTTGAATTGGTCCAGAGGCTTCCAACCCAGATTACGGGCTCTGGCCTCTACGCCGGCCGGCTGATCTTCAGCAGCGACCGCTTCCACCACTTCGGTGGGAAGTTCGACGTCAGACATTGGATGCTTCCAAGGTGCTGATCACATCCTCGTCGTTCATGATGATGTAGTCAGTTCCGTCGCTCGCCTTTTGGCGGATGCCGGAATATTGCGCGTAGACCACGCGCTGGCCGGGCTGCGGCTTGTTGCCTTCACCCCATTCCAGAAAAGCGTTAGGGCCGACCGCAACTAGCGTGCCGAGCATCCCTGCGTACTTTTCCTTGTCTACCGTCACGTCGGGCCGGATGATGCCGCCTGCGGTCTTGGTTTCGACCGGGTCGGGCTTCACAAGCACCTTCACGTCCACAGGGGTGATCCCCGATGGATTGTTCATGCGAACCTCTTTGGAGCATGAAAAAACCGCCCTGAGGCGGCTACTCGGACCCCTGCGGCCCGGTCTCGTTCTCCGCGTCTAAATCGCGGTGAATTCCGTCAACGTCATCCCACTCCAGGTCCGATATCTGGCCCAGCAGGTACGCTTTGACCTGGAACTTGGGGGCCATCTCCTGCCCCGACATCCATTGGCGGCCCAGCTTCGACTGCTGGTCCTTCAGGAGCTGGCGGTAGACCTTGGTCAGCGGGTGGTTGACCCATTCCGCCCATGTTTCCTTGTTGAACCTCTGGCTGCTCATTGGTGGCCCCTTGGCTCAGTTGGTCGATGCGGCTGTCTAGGAACTGCTCGATCATCAGTTGGAACTGCGGCGACAGAAGCAGCGCCTCGGTCATGACCTTCTGAGCCTGAGCGGCGTTGACGCTAATCTTGCTGTCGATTTCCGCCGCCTCGTGGGTCAACTCGATGTCGCGCTGATCCAGCTTGCGGGTTTCGTTCTTGGCGTTAGCTTCGGCCTCGATCATCTCCGGCGTCGGCGCGGGCGGACCCTTCGGCATCAGCTCTTGAATGTCTGGAATGCCACCGGCCTCAAGCATGCGCTTGGTGATAGCCATGTCGTCGAGGCCCTGACCCCGGAACGAGCCCAAATACTGCGCCCGGCCGATACGCTGCATGTCGGTGACCACGGTCGGGTCAGACACCGGGATCACGCCGACGTCCTCCACCTGATAGTCGTCCAGCCCGACTTGGCCTTCCTCATCCTGGAACGTGAAGTAGACCTCAGGCTCAAGATACAGGCGGTTGAGGCGGAACAGGCAGGCCAGTTCCTTCTTCAGAGATTGGTGAATGCGCTTGTAGATGGCCGAGAAGACTTTCAGGCCCTGCTCGATCATTGCCAGCGTGGTTCCGACCGGGGCGTTAGCCTGCCCCGTCTCGCCGGTCAGAATGTCCTTGGTGGCCGTGATGTCCTTGGAGACGTCGATCAGCATGCCTAGAAGCTGGAACAGCACGTCGGACGGCTGAGCGACAGGCAGGGGGACGATGTTGTCCCTAAGTGTACCGCCGCTGGTGTTTTCCGTCCTTTTCCACTCGCCAGGCCCAAAGCCTTTGGAGCCAGACTTCATCGAAATGCCCGCGCCGATGAAACCGCCTTGGGTGTTGGCCAGGTGGCCTGCATCCATAAGCTGGTTGATCGTCGAGTTGATCGTCTCGTTCAGCGGGTCGAGTAGGGTTCCGAAGCCGACGCCGTAATAGCTGCCGTCCATTGGCGGCATAAAGCGATAGCGCGTGAAATAGCGAACCGGAGTGATCGAATAGACTTCACCCTTGGCGTTGGCCTTGATCCCATCCGCGTCGTAACGGGCGTAGATCCGAACAACCTGCTCCGTCTCCAGATGCACCGTGACGATGTAGGGCTCGGGAAAGCCGTCATCGTCCAGATCCAGCAGGCGGTGTTGCTCAAGAAACTTGTGCGGAGCCTCATCGTCGTTGTTGGCGTCGGTTGGGCGCCCGAAATCCCGCTCAGTCCACAGACCCGAACGAACCTTGGTCGCGATCTCCCTCGGGGAGTATTCACAGACCTGGGTCATGCGCTCAGGGTCGTGCTTGGCCCAATAGTTCACGACCAGCTTGTCGGCGGTGATCAGCTCGGAGCAATTGCGGCCCATCGACGGGTCGAAGTACGTCTTGCGGAATACCGTGCCCGTGACAGGCAGGATGTGGAGAAGCTCATCAGTGCCCTCTTCCCACTCCTCCATCTCGTCGAGAAGCTGGTAGGACATGTGCCGGCCGATACGGTCAGCCCGGGCGCGCTTTTCCTCATCAGGCTTGCCAAGCACCTTGCCCTTGACGACAGCCGCCCCGTCCACGATCGCAGGATAGGCCCGCGCTGCGAACTGGATAGCCGCCACAGTGGTCAGAGGGAACTTGACGTTGGACGCCTTGGGCCAAGGATAGTTCTTGACCTCTTTGACCTGCATGGCCTGCTTGAGCGCAGAGGTGTGCTTCTCGTCCCAACCAGCCGTAACCCGGCTTTCCTTGTCGATCTTGTATTCTTCGACGACCTTGGGGCCGATCTTGGCGAGCGCCTCAGGCTTGACCGCATAGACGAGGTTGATCTCGTTGGCGTTGGCAATCAGCCAAGCGTCGCCTTGGGTCTCTACCTCTTGCTCGCCTTCGGTTTCGTAGGGCTCAAGCTCTTCGTCGGCCAGGTCAGTATCCGGTGTGTTCGCTACGAGCTGCGTCATCATGGCGGTGGGCCTCATCGTCAGCATCGAAGTCGTAGGGGTCTTTGGCGAGGGCGGCGGTTTCGAAGGCCTTGTAGCCGTGGCTCGCCCAATCGTGCCGGGGCTGGTCTTTCCAGACGCCCAGCTTGTCGTCCCATTCCTTGCGGAAGTTATCGAGCGCCTTGACGCCCCTGGCACACCTGGTCTCGTCGAACCAGCACTGCGCCAGATAGGCCCGGCTGGCCTCGATCCCGGCCTTCATGTTCGGAATGCGCGGAACGATCTGGTTTGGCCTGACACCAAGATCGGTCAGCATCTTCTGGACGGAGTCAGTCTTGAACCCCAAGCGGCGGTGCTCGCCATCGTGGGGCAGGTAATGCCGGCCGTAGAGGTAGCCGCGCTCTTTGAGGATGCGGGCGTAGTGCTCTAGGCCTTCGCCGCTGTTCTCGTAGTAGTCGATGAACCGGTGTTGAGGCCCCGACCGTTGCCGGAACCAGATCACCATGTCATCGTTGACGCCGAGATCCCAGAACGTGTCCACCGGAGCGCTCAAGATCGGGATTTCGCAGATGCCGCCGCGCAGTCGCAGCCTGGTCATCTGGTCGGCCAGATAAGCGCCTTCGATGGCGTTGGCGAAAGCTTCCTTCGCGGTCGAAGGATACTCCCGCTTCATGTCCTCTTGCTGGGTCTCCAGCTTCTTGACGTACCAAGCCCTCTGCGCCTCGGTGAGCTTGACGCCTTCCTTGCGCTCCAGATCCTCGAAATACTTGAGGTGCGCGGCGGTGAAGATCACGCTGGCGTTCAGCACATAGCCGGGGTCACGCCACCACGGATGAAAGTGGAACTTGTAGTCCAGAGCCGTAAGCTCCAGGCCCTGCTGCTCCAGCTTCATGGCCCGCTCGCACATGTCGAAGAACGCGCCTTCGGTTCCTTCCGCCGTGCTTTCGATGAAAACGAACTGGCCGACCTCGACCGTGTTCAATGCGCCAGTAACGATTTCCCGCGCCTTGTCAGGGAAGCGCGCGCAGATCTTGCCGAACTCCGACACATGCAGATACTGGAACGTACCCGATCGCAGCGAGGTGCCGACCCGGATGCTCGACCCATTCGAGAAAGCCAGGGACTTGGCGCTATCCTGCGTGCAAGAGATCGTCGCCTTCAGCGTCTCGTCGAGACTGTCGTAGGCGAACTTGATCTTGTCCTTGAAGAACGCCTCGGCATCCTCTCGGGTGTGGGCAACGATGCCGGCCGACGTGTTGGAGTTGAACAGGCAGGCGTCCAGCATAAAAAGCTGGATGAACGTCGTGAAGCCCATCTGGCGGGCTTTTAGGATGATGTTCAGATAGTGCAGTTCAGATAGCAGCTCGGTCTGGGCTGCGTTCAGGCGGAATGGGACCGCCTTACCGGCCTTGTCCTTGATCTTGTAGAGGTTGTTCAGTCGCCAAAGTGGCGAGGCCCATTGATCAACGAGGGATGTCGCGAGACTTGCCATCGATCCTCTTCATCAGATCGGCCAGGCTGTCTTGAACGCCGTGGTTCTGGTCAACCTCGGTCTTGTCGCGCCACTCTTTCGGCTTGCGGTTCTTCAGCCAGAAGATCGCTGCCGTGGTGTCGGGCGGATAGTGCTCAGTGAAGGGGACCTGAGTGATTTCGCCCTGTCCGCTTACCGCGATCTTCACCGCGTCGTGGCTGTAGCCAAGGGCTCGGCGGTACAGGCTTTGCTCGACCCGAGCGTCCGCTTGTTCCTTGCCGACCTTTAGGGCCTCCGAAAACTCAGGATGCGTGTGCTTCCAGAGGTACAGGGTGGACTCGGCCACCTCGAAGAACTCAGCCGCCTCGCGGTCTGTCGCGCCTAGCTTGGCGAGCTTCTCGGCCTGCCCAACGTACTCCGGCTTGAAGACGCTAGGGCGTCCCGTTTTGGCCTTCACCATTAGACTGGTGGGGTTTGGGGTTGCGCAGCTTCAGCAGCCGCAGCCGATTCAATCCGCGCCGCTATCTCCGCATCCAAAGCAGCAATGGCCGTTTGCAACTCGATCACGTTGGCGGCAAAGCCATCCTGTCCCGTGCGGGCGTTGAGTTTGCCCTGAAGCGCATCACGGCGCATCTCAAGGGCCTGCATCACATAGTCGGCCATCTCTGGGCCTCCTTGTTGCTGAAAGGGTATCGCCAGCTCTCGGCCAGGGCTTCTAATATCCAGCGGAGTGTGAAAGCTGCCGTGGCTGGCGATGGTGAAAACCCGCCGCGAGCGGTTGGCTCAAGCGGCGGGCTAATGGCTGAATTCAGAGCGCAGAAATCGGATACCGCCACACGGCGGCTAGATCGGCCCGCTCCGCTGGAGCATGTTTTTCTCGGGCGCGTTGCCTCTGAGCCGGTCGTCTGCAAATCACTTTAGCAGATGCTGTAGCGTTTGCAAGATGTGGTGCTATGCGGCGTCCAGATGCGCTATATCCAGTGTCAGCTTACCTCCAAACTTGCCGTCCATCGAAACGCGGGCTTTGCGCTCGCTCGGGGTCAGACTGAGGATCTCGGCGATGTAGCCGGTCCAGGGTCCGTGTGTGATGGTGGCCTTATCGCCCACCTTCGGCTCATAGCGCGGCTTCTCATTCTTGGTGGCGTCGAACTCGCCTAGCTCTTGCCGGGCCATCAGGTCGCCAATGGCTTCGGCGGGGAACGGCATGGGCTCAAACTCGCCAGTGTCGTTCATGACCCTGACGAACTGGTGGACGCCTTCCACGGCTCGGATCTTGTAAAAGTCCTTTGGCGTGGCGAGAATGAACAGGTAGCCGGGGAACAGCGCGGTCTCGATGCGGGTCTTGGTTGACCGAAGGCGACGCCAACGCGCGGAGGCCGGCATGAATACCTCGAACTTCTGCTCCCGCAGGTTATCGACGCAGCGGTCCTCTTGGCGCGTCGCAGCGCGGAGGCAGTACCATTGCCGCTCAATGACGGCCAGGTCGGCGCGGTGGCGGCTCATTCAGGTTGCTCCGTGAGGGCGGCTTGGCGGGCCTTTTCATAGGCGACGCGGGCTTCGTTAAGAGCCCATGCCCTGTAGCGCTCAAGGACTGACTGATCGGTCATGATGCCGGCAAGACTAGGCTCTGGGTATCGCTCCACCATCGCATCCGTTGGCTCAGCCATAGCGGCGGTAGCAGCGCGGGCAAGATCCCGGACATTGACCGGGCCGAAGTCAATATAGGTGATCTCGTCACCCACGATGTCGCCAACAGCATAGCGGCGCACTTCATCATCAGGCCTCAACTCGCGAAAAAGTGCAGCCATTACATGCTCCTCCATCGTCTCTGCGGTGTCAGTCATGACTTTCCTCCGCGGCCGTACGCCTTAGTTCCGCAACCAGACCCGACGGGAGGACATACGCCCTGCGTTTCCCGTTAGGCGCTATGCGCTGTAGCCGCTCTATCTCGTCAGCGGCGGCGCGGAGGGCTCCAGACACGCCAGGCCCCATTTGCAGGATGACCGGCCTATCAGCCAACGCTCTCAGGCTCTCAGGTGTGATGGTGTCAGTCATAACCCGAAACCCTCTCGTTGCATTTGAGACCACACATCATCGAGACGGCGCTTTGATGAGCGCTTGCTCTGTTCGGCCATGGCCTCTTGATTGAAGGTTCCGGTCAGCAACCCTCGTTCACGGGTGTGGCAGTCAAGCTCCCAATCAGGCATTGCCGCATAGTTTGGCTTGACCCATCTGGATTCACCGCCTCTCAGCGAGAGCCACGGGGCGGTCATTGGCCCTTCCCCTCTCTTGCGGTGAGCATGGCGACGAGTTGAACGCAGACTTCCGGGGTGAAGGCATCGTTGAACGCCTGCATGTCGTCGTCGGACCAGTTGCGGCGGGCTGCGCGTTTGGCGACCTCCGCTAAGCCTTCAAGCCGACCAAGTGTGATTGTCTCGCTCACCGTGATCTCCTCGTGTTGGATTGGAGTGGTGGGCAGGTAACGCCAATGGGTCCAATCTTCCTGCCCGGCGCTATCTGTAGCTTCGGCCAAGAGATCGTCCGCATAGCGCCAGTATCCACGCTCACCGATTTCATCGGCTTCGGCCGGTGGATAGTCCTCGTACATGACCGCCTCAGGCCATTCGTACCCATCAGCCCAGACGTGGATGATTGTTCCATCGTCAGGCGCGGTTGCTATCGGTTGCCAATCGCTCACGCATCACCTCTGGTCTTGTCGCCACCCCGCCCACCCCTAACCGCAGCCTTACGCGGCAGGGACTTGGCGAAGATGGCTGATAGCTTGGTGTCAAACGCTCGCTGCTCTGCGATAGCGCGGCCAGCTTGAAGGCGGTTGGTCATGCGGCGCGCTCCAGAACTGAAATGGACAGTTTCGACAAGACTTTTCGGGCCTCGCTCACGATCTTGTTTCCAGCAAATCGGCTTGCAGGAATAATAGCACGCTCGGGGACGTCCTGCCATTGGCAGTGGTCAAGATATGAGGCCGTCCAGTCCTCTCCCATCACTTTTTCGAACTCGTCTCTCACGTCGCTCGGCCCAACCCACGGCTTCGATGCACTTGCGGTTGCTTTGACCGACCGAAGCCAGTCCCGGTACAGCTCATCAATCAGCCACTTGGCTAGCGCTGGCGCTCCGGACGGTGGGGTCTTGCCGCTAACCGCGTAGCGCTTCGCCGCTTCGGCCATAGTCGGTTTGATGTCCTCCGGGACGCCAGCCCATGCAGTTAGGGCTTTCGGGCGGCTGCTCCTGCCTGGGTGGTGGGGATAGGATTTCCAAAGCTCTTCGAAATGGTCAATTTCCGCGCTCTCGCGCTCTGAGGATGCGTGAGCATTCGAAGCTCCCTCCTCCATCCTCCCTCCTTCATCCTCCATCTGCGGAGACATTTCGGACTTCGGTGTAACCGCTTCAGCTTCAAGCGCGTCGAGTTCGGACTTTTGCGGAACTGCCTCATCGTCATGTTCGTCAGGTTCAGTACCGGACGCGCCTATATCGACGAATTTGCGCACTTCAGCGTTGATGGGGAACCATGCTTTCGGCTTGCGAGGGCGCTGATAGCGGCAGAAATTGCGGACGGCGCCATACTTCTTGCCCTTCTCAGTGAACGACATGACGATGCCGGCCGCTTGCAATTCGTCGAGCAACGCTGGAACGTCGATGTTATCGGCTGGGAAAATCCGCATTTTCAGGCCGAGCGGCTTCCACTCAAACACGCCGTTATCGTCGGCTTCAGTGCAGATGCCCTTGGCAAACCAGCGCGCCGGTATCGAGACGCTGGCCCATGCTTCGTCAGTGTAGACGCCGGGGTGAATTGATCGGATACGGGCCATCAGTCGTCATACCCATCGTTGTCATAGCCATCGTCATATGCGTCGATAGGCGCGCGGATCGTCGGCTCGCGAGGCGGTTCGCGGAAGGGCTCAAGCGGCCCTTTCCGGCGCTCATTCTCAAGCCACCAATCATTGACCTTCGTGCAGAAGTCGTCCCAATCGAGGGACGCTTTGGCTAAGGTTTCTAGAGTGTCGGTCGGTGCGGACTGGTCCGTGACCATCTCTTCTAGAGCCGGGAAATAGTTCCCTCGCGGGTCATTAAACCGGCGACGAAGGATGGCTTGGATGTAGGCCAGTTTGACGACGTAGGGCTTCTCAACGGCTTGGCGGCGCAAGCCGGCGATGGCCGGCATCTTCTTGAACGCCGCTTCCCACGCTTCCTCAACGGGCTCATCGCCATTGAACTTCATGTAGGAGTCGAACGACTCGTCCATGGCCGCGAGAAGTTCGGCGACAGTGAAGCGCTTCAACCAGCGGCGGATGTCTTGTTTGCCGTTTTCGTTAGGGCCAAATCCACCGCGCTGGCGAAGGCGCTCGCAAATCTCCTCGACGACATCCAGGGCGGTCGCTTGCTCCGCGTCGCGCCATTGCAGCATCATTTCGAGCTGCTCGCGGCGTGACTGAAGCTCTTCGACCTGTGCGCGCTGGCGCTCCAGCGTGGATCGGTCATCCAGCGTTCGTGCGCCTTTGCCGCTATTGCAGCCGACACACGCCGTGACGAGGTTCATGATCCCGCTATCGCCACCGTTGGCGACAGGGTTGATGTGGTCGCAGTTCAGTACGACCTCAGGGGCCTTCGCGCCACAATACTGGCATGTGAACTTGTCGCGCTTGAAGACTTCAAAGCGGGTCTTCTTTGAAATCGGCTCTCGCACTGGCTTAGCATCCTTTGTCATGCTGCTACCTCAAGAGCTTTAGCGTTAATCCTGGCTTGATGCTTTTTGATGCCGTGGGTGCAGGTGGAATGGTCACGGCCATTGAGATAGCCGCCGATCATGCTGAGAGAGAGGTGAGGCTGCTTGTGAGCTAACCACATGAAATGCTGGCGTGGCTCTACAACGCGCTTATGGCGATCTTGGCCTCTAAGTTCATCAATGGTGATGCCGTAAAGGCTGGCGATTTCTTTGGCCATAACAGGCATAGACAGACGTGTTTCAATAGGCCCGCGCCACATGGAATAGACAATCATGCGACAAACTCCGGCTCATACCGGCGCGGCCCTTCTTCGCGGACCACGTGCAGGTTCTGCCAAAGCGCGAGGTCCAGATCGGACTTCATGACACCCAGGATCGTGGCGATACGCTGGAGGTCATGGCCTTCTGAAAGGCGCTTACGGGCGGCGAAGAGGTCGTCAAGCGTGACGGGCCGTCCAATCGGCGGGCGATGAACGGCGCAGTAGTTCTTGCGGTTGGCGTTGATGATGGCGGGCCGATCACAGGCGCAGCAGCGGTGATAGTTCATGCCGCCACCTGTTCGTCTTCCAAGGACTTGAACAGGGCAAGGCCAGCGGTGCTAAGCCGGAAGCCACGGCCCCAAACGTTGTCAATCGCATCAAGGCCCAGCTTCTTGCGCAGCCGGCATACTTGGACGCTGATGTGATTGGTCAGGCGGTCGCCACCATGGGTCGCATCGGGAAGCGCCGCGTTGATCTCCTCAATGGACATGACCCGGCCTTTGGAACTGGCGAGAGCCCAGAGGATCTTTGCCTGTTGCGGAGAGATGCCTAGGCGTAGCTGGATGCGGGAAATCTCCGCTTCCCGAAGCTTCGGCTCAAGGAGGCTCCGAAGAAGGTCCACTTCGTCTTGAAGTTCGACCAAGCGAGCGCAGTCGGCGCAGCTCATCGGCCGAGCCTCAGGGCTTCACAGGTAAGCGCGCGAGCTTTTTTGAACGCGGCGTGTTCAGCCTGGGTTTGACGCTTGTGCTGGGCGAAGCGGAGGTCTTCCAGAGCGCGTTGGCGCTCGCGTTCTAGGTCGCCGGTAAGCAGGGAGAATAATGCCGGGAAGCGGGTTTGCGGGATCATGCCGCCATCTCCCGCCGCCAATTGTAGACGGTCAGCGGGGCAAATCCCCACTGCCTAGCCGCCGCCACAACGCCCTTTTCCTTAGCGGTGTTGAGCACCATTATCCTGATCGGCTTGGGTGTCTTAGGGCGACCCGTTCTATACTTTCCAGCCTGCGCTCTCAGTTTCATGGCGGGTGAGCGGTCAGGGTTACCCGGCTTTGCCAGCCCGGCACGGTTACAGACTCCGATCACGGTATTTCGCGAGACGCCCAACTCTGCGGCGATTTCCCACGGGTACATGCCACCCTTGCGAAGGGCGATAATCCTGGCGTTTCGTTCAGTTTTGCAGGTCATTTGAACACCATGAGAGCGAGAGTCAGCCAGAAGGCGGCGAGGATCAGGCAGAGCCAGCCGTAGGCGGATAGGCGGGTCATGCGGCGACCTCGGTTCTCGACCAAGGCGGGAGCTGAACCGGCGAGGGCGCGCTAACTACGGCGGGAAGCACGTCGCAGTTCGCCTCAAACACAGCCACGGAGAAACCACGCGGCGTAGCGCTACGAAGGTTTGCGCGCTCGGGAGACGGAGTGGCCTTGTGGATACGGTCATCCGGCTCATCCAGATCGAAGTCTTGAGCGAACTGCGGCATTACGAAGCCGTTTCCAGTCCACAACCAGGTGTCCTTGGTGTAGTTGTCCGACGTGCAAAGCAGGGTGAAGCGGTATGGGTCGAACTTGTGGTTCGGACGACCGAAGATCTTACTGAAGGCGCTTCTGGGGTTCTCGAAGAACCAGCGGGCTCCCGACAGAGCGCCGACCATGCGGCACTGTTCAGCGACGATAGCGGCCTTGGCCTGGAAGTAGCGGTCAGCCGCAGCCTTCTTGGCCCAGTGCTTCGTGCCGCACAGGGCAACGTCAGTGCAGGGCGGGAAGCCGGCGACGAACACTACGCGGCCGGAACGGATCAGGGCGCCAAGGTGGGAGATGGCGTCGATGATGGTGCCGCCGACGCGGACGGTAAGGCCGTCATGATTGACGCCGGCTGGGTGTTGGGGATCGACCAGCCAACACTGAACGCCAGCCGCGATCCAGGGCTCAGCCATGTGGCCAGTGAGGTCGCAGAGGAAGATAGCAGCGGGGCGGGTCATGGCTTACGCGCCCTCCCCGTCTGACGATTGAGTGGTGGTCAGAACGGGCCAAAACCGGTCGCAACCGTTGATGTCAGGCGTCGGTCCGAACCACGATTGGCGACCCGGCGTCGGGATTGTTCCGCTGTCGGTGTGGCGCTTGCAGTGCTGCGAGCGAGGGCATTCTGAGGCGCACATGGTGATGTCAGGCATCAGCTAGACCTCCCCTTCTGACGAGCCAGCCGAGCGATTGCCGCGTCGATCAGACGGAGCCCAAGAGCGGCCCTTCGACGACCGGACGTCTCCAGCCAGCGACCTATCGAAAGTTTCGAGAGCGTCAGCGGCGCGCGCATCCAGCGCCGCACGGCGCGCAGCCAGTGAACGAATGTTCTCGCGGGCATGGTTCGCCTCTGTGATGATTTGGGTAAGGCGGCGTTCTTCGAATTGCTCGAATGTTTCGCCCGTGATGGTGGCGCCAAGCGCCTGGATGAAGGACCAGCCTTCAGCCCTCACCGCTTTCGTCAGGGTCCGCTCGGAACAGTGGC